CTTGGCCTACAACCTGTCCTGCTCTACCTCTCATAGAACATTGAAGTAAATTTGGATATTCCATATCATAGTTTAATATGGATGCTACTTGATCTCCTATATCATTTACTTCACATAAAATAAATGCATCATTATAACTCTTTCCTACTTCCTCAATAATACTTGGAAAAAGCATTGGTTTGATTTCATTATTCCTATACTTAGCCACCACGGCATGAGGAAACTCTGTAATATCAACAACTATAAACGCAGAAAAATCTTTTCCCACTCCTCTTGCAACGTCTACTGTAATTACATAATCATGTCCTTTTTGAGGATCCACATATACATCCAATCCTGCACTTGTCTTTTCTGGTTGTTGATATACTAATGCTCTTAATTTGCTTGGAGCAATAAGAGTATCAACAGATCCTAAAAACTCACACTCAAACTCAATTTTAAATTGTTGTTCAGATGTGTTTGCAATAGTTTGTTCTTTCCAAACTTCATCCCTACCAGGAACCTCTGACCAATGAACATCCGTGGGTACATATTCATTCTTTCCTCTTTCTGCATCGTGCCAATATCTATAGAAATGGTTCATCCCGTGAGGGGTTGAAACCATTATGACTTTAGTACTCTTACCAGAAGTAATAGTAGGATAAACACTAGCAAAGAAGGACTCAGCGATATGGTTGGGAACAAAAGCAAATTCGTCAAGGAAAAGAATGTTAAAAGACATACCACGGACAGCACTTGCTGAAGTAGAGGCCGCCAAGATTTTACTGCCATTTTCCAACTCCAATGAACCTTTATTCCAGGATATTATACCCTGCTGCATCCATTTAGGTAAGTTCTCGTAGGCAGTTTGTAATCTACCTAACAAGTCTCTTGCAGTTGCTGCTTTGTTAGCAAGAATACCTATATTTACATTATCATTAAACACAGCATAATGTAATAAGTATGATACCGATGTTGTAGACTTACCAGTCTGACGAGGCATCTTACAAATGTTAAATCTATTCTCATGAAAGTTATTAATTAATCTTTCCTGAAAATCATAAGGTTCAAATGGAACAAGACCTTCATCCAAACTCACAATCTTTACATGTTGCTTTGCAAAATACACAGGATCTTGCTTACATGCCATAAACTCAAGGATTTGTTCTTGAGTAAACTCTTGTGCAACATTCGCCTTTTTTAAGAGGGGATTGCCTAAATAAATGTCTTCCATAATAACCTCCTACATCATTTCATATTTTCCAAATTTTTTATC